AAAAGCTCAGGCGATTGACAGTCCTCCGGAAATGCTCCCCCGCAGACCTTGTAATAAAGGTCGCGATCGAAGCAAAACAAGCGTTCTGTTTCATCCTGAGCCAGCGGTTCAAGTTTAAAATCGTGAAGATTCGACAACGCAATTAAATACGCGTTTACAACGGGCGCATTGCGGTCGACGGTCCAGTAACCACGGCACTTGAGCATGAAGCGTACCGGGTCGTTGTTGATAGAAATGCTGAGCTTGTCCAAAGCTTTCACGATCTTGCAGTAGGAGGTCCCCGACGCTTGCGGGGATGGGTAAATGCGGCTGAGGTATTCCCAGCTGTCAACGGCACCCGGCGAGGTGCTCATATAGTCGACAGTGGTGACCATACCGTCGCACGCATTCACATATGTCTCCACGGTGTTTGCAACCGTATCTGGCACAAAAGGCAGGCCAGGGTCGAGCGAGTCGTCTCCGAATTTCGGTCCGATGTACCTGTACGCGAACTTGGCGAGTTGTCTATCATCATCGCCAATGAAGCACCGAGCGATGCTGGACTCAGAGTCGTCTTTCTGAGCGGCATCCATTGCGGTGCGGAACGCGCTGTATGGTATGGGTTTGGTCCTCGTCATTGTATTGAGAACCTCGGACGGCAGGTAGCGCATCACAAGGGCCAGAACGGCCTTGATCATACGGCGCACCGCGGCTACGACGGTATTGAGCTCTGTTGTCATACCAGACCCTGAGCTGTTCTTCCACTCCGTGTCCACCTCAGCTGGGGCTTTGTCCGCGTCAGTCTTGATCTTGACGATGATGTTGAAGAGGGCTTCATAGATTTCCAGTGCCTCCACAACTTCGGACGGGTCAGTAAAGTATTCGATACAAAAGCGAGGTATCTGACTTGTATACTCGCTGTGCATTTCATCCATCTTCATGTAGTCCGCGGCGCTGCCGCCGGACGTTTCGCCATGACAGCCATTGCCGTCAGCGCTCAGAATGGATGACTCGTGGCCCAACGACGCGCACGCACTCACGTTTTCCGCGAGTTCTGCGGGCGTGCTGCCGGGGTCGAACCACGCGCACTTACCGAAAATTGCTTTAAAGAGTTTGCCCAGTCGGCCAGAATTGATGCCGAGGTTGTACTCGAAGGATGTGATGCCTCGAGGGAGAACGATCTTGTGTGTCACTTCGCCTTTAATGTCAATCTTGCCACAGCCAGGTGTGGTCTCCCCGAGCCTACCAGCATTCTCCGCGCGTCTGCGCTGAAGGGGCTTGGTACGCGTTTCCTCAATCTCGCGGAAGGTGGGCATAGTTGCTGTACCTTTGGT